TATTTGGTGTGATCTGGTTTAGGCCCATTAATCACCCCCCAGTCAGGTTCCAGCATCCGCTTTCGGCCCCGAAAATCACGCGGCCTTCTTGGCCCAAGGTGGAGTGGCACCACCGGCAGCGGCAGCAGCAGGCGCAGCACTGGCAGGGGCAGCAGCGCGCTGGGCCATGCCAGCGGCCATCGCCTGACCGTGGGCAGGGCTACCACCGGCGGGCTTGAACGCGGTGACCTCGTTCTGGTCCTCGTACTGGCCGGTGTCGTCCTTGCGGACCTTGAGCTTCACGGAGAAGGGCTTGTTGTGCAGCTCGACGGTGTCCTGCATGCGGACCACACCGATCGACTCGCACAGCTCGCGGAGCTGCTCCTGAGCGATCTGCTCGGCCTTGGGGCTACCGGAGTGGCGCACGTTCAGGCGAGCCCACACCTTGCGGTTGCGGTAGCCGTCGTCCAGCACCTCGATGGTCAGCTTCAGGGCCTGACCCTGACCGGACTTGAGAGCGACCAGCTCGGACTCGGTCACCTGCGCGGTGTACCAGCCGGCGGGCAGCAGCTCGTAGTTGTTCTCACGCTTGGGGGCGTTGTTGGTGTCGAAGTTGAATTGCGCCATGATGGGTGTCCTTTCAGGAGTTAGTTGGCGGTGGAAGAAATCTTCGCGGCGATGGCCGAAAGATCGGGGGACTCGAACATCTCGAGGCAGCCGGAACGGTCCTTGGCCTCGTAGTTGAAATCGCGGTTGGTCTGCAGCCAGCGGGTGGGGTTGCCGTCGGCATCCTTCTCCACGCGCAGGGCCATGACCTCGTCGAAGAAGTAGCTCACGCCCTGCTTCAACATGTTTCCGGGCATGGCCGGGAAGTACAGCATCGCGCCAGTCATCTCGTCCTTGGCACGCTCTTGCTTGCACGAGAAGTAGACGTTGCGGCCGGGCAGGTCGCGGAAGGCGCGGATCAGGTCCGTCATCTTCTCGGCGAGCGCACCGTAGGCTTGGCGCGGGTCCTTGGCGACCTTCTTCTCATGGTTGAGCACGACCTCGGCGATCTCGCTGATCGAGTCGAGGCAGATCCACGAGAAGGCGCGGCCTTCGTCGGTGTTGACCACGAAGTCGTAGGCCTCGTACATCTGGTCGAGGGTCTTGACCTCGATCACAGGGATGTCGTGGCCACGCAAGGACAGCAGGCCGGACTCGGCGCTGATGATGATGGTGGGGCCACCAGTGGTGCCGCACAGGCTGGTCTTGCCTGCACCGGCAGGACCGTGAACCAGAATCTTGATACCGTCGAGAGCGGCGTCCTTGGTGGACTTGAGAACAATAGCCATTGTGATAACTCCAAGAAAAAAACAGGCGGCTCAGATCGCTTCGATGGTGATCGAAGGACTGGCTTCTTTGGTGGTGAAGTACTGCGAGGCGCTCAGAGCGGCCTTGCCCTCGAGCTTGCGGAACTCGGACACGGACAGGTCGGCTTTCCACTTGAAGGCGGCCTGCACGTCGAGCGGCAGCTTGGCCCAGTTGGTGGTGAGCTTGTCGGTGTCGACCTTGCGGTCCAGCTTGTAGGTCACGGTGACCTTGTAGCCCTCGGCCAGCTTCTGCGACACGGAGCCCTCGGGTTTGGTGGCGTCCTTGAGCAGCTCGGCGATCTGGCCGTCGATCTCACGGCGGGCTTTGATGGCTGCGTCTTCGGCACGCTTTGCAGCGATGCGGGCGGCGACGAGTTCGGAGATGGTGATTGCTTGCATGATTGCGTCCTTAAAGGAGTGGTTAAAAAACGTGCGTCTCGGAGAAATTATATCAGCATTGTGAAGGTCGTCAAAGACTTTTTTCACGCAGCCATTTCGGTGGGTTCGTAGGTCAGGGCCTGCAGGTTGCGGATCTGGTCGTTCAGACGGCTGACCTTTTCCTCGGCCTCGGCCTGCACCTGCTTGACCTGATTGCGCAGCACGGCCACTTGATTGGCAGCGACTTCGCTGCTGTCGTGCAGCTCCACGGTGACGGTGCCCTTGCCGACGACGATGTAACCGTCGGCGCTGGACATGTCGCTGGTGCAGTACATCAGGACAGAGCCGATGTCGCCGGTGCGCAGGTCCTCGGGAGTGAGGCGGCTGTAGGGGCTGGCGATGGCGAAGACTTCGGTGGTGATGGTGCGTTTCATGGTGTTCATCCTGTGGGTAATGATCAAGCCAGCTCGAAAGCGGCCGCTGCAGGAGCAACGCTGTCGGTGTGGATGGTGTGGCGGTTGCGGCCGGAGCTGTTGATCGTGTTGCAGAAGTCCTTGGGGCTGCAGGTCAGCAGGTGCTGAAGGCCACGCATCTGGCTGGCGCTGGGGCCGAAGTAGCCGCTGTCAGCGCAGAACAGCTTGTCGGCCACCACGCACATGTCGACGTTGTCCAGCACAGCGATGCCGTTGTGCTCGCTGCCGATCAGGCCGAAGGCGTTGAAGGCACCGTACACGACGAGGCGATAGCGGCCACGGGTGACGTCCTTGGAGACCCAAGTGTATGGGCCGACGGAGGGGAGGGATTGAATCGACATCTGCGTTCCTTCTTGGAAGTGCCCCGGAAACTGCCGGGTCAGTGATTGAGATTATATAGGCATTGTGAAGTCGTGTGCAATAGCTTTTGTGAAAATCTTCTCACTCTGCTCGGTTGCACGGACTTCAGCGATCGGCAGCCAGCCGAAACGACGCCACGTGGCTTGCACGTCGGCACCGGTGGTCCAGACGTAGTCGGGGTGATCCACCGGCACGAAGGGCTCTGTGCGCTTGGAGTAGGGGACAGGTGTGAGTTTCATGGTCTTCCTTTCGGTTGGTTAATTGGGACGCCACACAAGCAGGTCCATCAGCAAGGTGCGGATGAGAAAGACGAGCAGCAGCACGCGGGCTGTGCGCTCTGATGTGGTGAGGTTCATGGCTTGCTCCTTTGTGTGATCGGGTTGTACTCACCGCGTGCGAAGCGCCGCAGCTCGGCGAGCTTGTTGTTGAATCCACGCTTCTCGCCCGGCGAGTTCGCGAAGATGAAGTTGGCTGACGTGCCGTCGAGGCGCTGCAGCCGGGCCTTGATGTGCGTGCCACCGGTCATCTTCAGCTCGATGATCTGCAGGCCCGCACACTGTGCGAGGGATAAGACGTATGGGTTGGGCTTCATGTCTGTCTCCAATGGCAATGTGATGTTCAGTTGCGAAGAGCAACGCGCCAGTTGATGTCGATGGCACCGACGCCTTGCTTGAACTCGCTCAGGCTGATGTTGCGAGCGCCTTCGGTGTAGAGCGCCTTGCACTCGGCAAGGCCTGCCTTCTTTGTGGCGCAGGCGCTGCTGAGACGGTTGCCCGAGAGGGCGCTGGTCCAGTGGACGGTGAACTTGGGTGCTTTGGTCATGAGGTTCTCCAGAAGATGGGGCCGTGGCCCCGGGACTTAGTTGACGGGATCGAAGATGGCGCAGTCGCTGAAGTCACCCATCACGCGGGCCTTGTACTGCTGGCCCTCGATCATCACGATGTCACCGTTGCGCACTGGCTCCATGGCGTTCAGGCGGGCGCGCTCTTCGACGTCCTTGGCGGTGTACTCGCTCTTGAGGCACAGGCTCTTTTGCATGGCCCAGACGATGCCGTCGTCGTCCTTCTGATAACCCTTGTGCAGCTTGGCAACCAAGCGGCGTTGGCGACGAACGCCAGCCCAGTCGATTACGAAGGTGTTGTCCTGATCTAAAGTGTCATTGCTGAAGTTGAGTGTCTGCATGTTGGTCTCCTGACGTGTCCCGGAACCCCCGGGCGGGATCGGTTTGAATCAACCGATGGCTCGACTATATCACAATTGTGAAGTCGGCTGTCAAAAAAGGGGTCTCGAAAGACCCTATGGTTCTATCAGGTATGTGAAGTTCAGCGGCTGGACATGGCCTTCGCGGCGGCCAGCAGTGCGGCCTTGGCCTGTTCGTCCATGGCCCTGAATGCCTCGATGAGCTGCTGCTCACCCTTGGCCCCAACAGTGCTCATCTGGAAGGGCTCACCCTCACCCGTGATGATCCAATCTGGGTTTGCCTGCAGTGCAGCGGCGAGTTTGAGCAGCGTCGGCGCGCTTGGCTTGCGCGACGAGTCTGTCACCAAGTTGCTGATCGCTGCCTGCGTGACGCCTACCTTCTGAGCGAGTGCCACCTGCGTGTACCCCCGAACCTCTATGAGGTAGCGGAGCCTATCGCCAATGGACATGCGCTGGAAGTTCTTGGTCATGGCTGCCGTCGGGATAGCTTGACCGCTGGTTTGCGACCTGTTATCACATGGCTTATACTTCGCATCCTCAGACGAACCTCTGGATGAACATGAAAATTGACAGCGTAATCAAACACTTCGGCTCACAGGCTGCAGCCGCAGCGGCTCTGGGCGTGACACAACCCACCATCAGCAACTGGAAGACTCGTGGACGCATCCCGAACCTGCAGCAGTTGCGGATTGAACACATCTCGCGCGGCAAGCTGCGAGCCGACTCGAAGATCTTGGCGAAGGTATCACGCGCGTGAAGTGCGTTCAACCTCTAAGAACCCGAGTATCACAATGATGTATTTTGACCCGGCGGGGCGCGGCCACGCCATCCGGTTTTCCGCTTTCACGGATTTCCGCCGGGTCTCCTTTATTGCAAAGCGGCGGCAGAAAGCGACGAATGAGCACACCCAATGAACAGACACAACTGAGCGACCAACAGCGAACCCAGATCGAGCATGCGTTTGCCTACATCCAGCAGGGCTGGAATCTGGTGATGATGCCGATGAAGACAAAGGGTCCCAACCACCCGGGCTGGAACGCACCCAGCGAGCTGATCAACACGCCCGAGAAGGCCGTCAAGAAGCTGGCCCAAGGCCTGCAGAACATGGGCCTCGTTCACCAGCCAAGTGGCACCGGTGCAATCGACGTCGATGACGAAGCGTGGAGCCGCTATATCTTCGAGGAGTTTGGTCTCGACTACGACGAGATCATGGACTTCGGCATGCGCATTCGCTCCAAGGCGAACCGCGACAAGGCCGTGTTTGCGGGCGTGCCGGAAGACATGCCGTTGCTCAAGATCACGTGGCCTAAGCAGGACGCCAAGAGCCCCGTCGATCGGTTCACCATCACAGAGTTCCGCGCAGGACCCAACCAAGACGTGCTGCCACCATCGCAGCACCCAGACGGTCACCACTACACGTGGGCTGAAGGCAAGGCACCGTGGGACTTCGAGACGCTGCCCCAGATCCCCCCGAGACTGCTCGAGTTCTGGCGCACCCTTGCAGACAAGTCCTCAGGCCTTCGCGAAGAGATCGAGAACCTGTGCCCATGGAAGAAGATGCACGTGGGCAAGCGCTACGTGCAGGCAGGGCGCACGGTCCCAGTAGACGGCAACGACATCATCGGCAAGTACAACCGCGCCGTCAGCATCGAGGACCTGCTGTCGCAGGCTGGCTACCGTCAGAAGGGCAAGCGATGGCTCGCCCCCAGCTCGAGCACCCGCATCCCCGGCGTTGTCGTGTTCAAGGATCAGGACCACCAGAAGTGCTACAGCCACCACGGCTCTGACCCGATCGCTGACGGGTTCGCGCACGACGCGTTCGACCTGCTGTGCATGCTGCAGCACAACGGCGACATCAAGCGCGCCCTCGACGAGGCGGCCCAGATCGCAGGCGTTGACCGTCACCCCACAAAGCACAAGCCCGACGTGACGATCGACCTCGATGCGGCGCTGGCCAAGCAGGTGGAGCGCCAGAAAGCAAAGACCACCCCTGAGGTTGTGGCAACGCGTGACGACACGCCGGTGAAGGTGGTGGAGCCAAAGGCCACGGCGCAGGCCGACGAGCTGGTCTATGACGTGCCCGACTACCCCGAGCACCTGCTCAAGCCGGGCGGCATCGTGCAGCAGATCGCAGACTGGATCTTGCAGACGGCCCAAAAGCCCCAACCCATCCTCGCGCTGGCTGCGGCCATTTCCGTCGTGGGCACAGTGCTTGGCCGCAAAGTGGCCACCAGCACGGGCCTTCGCACCAACTACTACCTCGTGGGCGTGGCAGGCACGTCTGCGGGCAAGGACCACGCTCGCAAGTGCGTCAAGGTCCTGTTCCAAGCCGCTGGGCTGTCAGACCTGCTTGGCGGCGAGGAGCTGGCCTCCGGCACAGCCCTCTTGGCCCGCGCAGCGGATCACCCGGTGAGCCTGTTCCAGATCGACGAGCTGGGCCTGATGCTCAAGGCGGTGGCCACCAAGGGCGCAGGACCGCACCTCGCATCCATTGTGACCAACCTGATGAAGCTGTTCTCCAGCTCCGGCACGGTCTACCACGGCACCGAGTACGCGGACCGCAAGACCAAGGAGCGCAAGGACATCCCGTACCCCTGCATCGGCCTGCACGGCACCACCACCCCCGAGACCCTCTGGCCAGCCCTTGGCAGTCAGGACGTGGTCAGCGGCTACCTCAACCGCATGCTGATGCTGTTCGTGCCCGACCGCAGGGTGGCCAAGAACTATGTCGGCATCGGCCAGCCACCGGCAGCCGTCGTGGAGTGGATGAAGTCCGCCCGCGAGCTGCAGTGCGGCATCCTCGGCCTCGACCCTGCCAGCCCCATCGAGATGCCCTTCGCTGGCATGACCAACCAGATCTTCCGGGAGTTCGACGACTGGGTCGAGAACCGCATGGAAGAGGTCAAGGCCAAGGGCCTGTCGCCCCTGTGGGGCAGGGCATGGGAGCACGCGGCCAAACTGGCCCTTGGCATGGCCTGCGCACGCTACAGCGCCACCGACATCAAGCAGGTCGCCTCCGGCGGTGGGCTCGAGATCGACCCGACCAGCGCCCAGTGGGCCATCGACTTCGTCAAGTTCACCATGCTCATCCAAGAGGAGCAGGTGGCCACCCGGATGGGCGACAGCGACTTCGATCGCTGGTGTCAGGACGTCCTCAGGGTCGTCAAGCAAGCCGGCCCACAAGGCCGCACAGAGTCCGAGATGACCAAGTTCAGCCGCATGTACCGCGCCCTTGAGCCACGGCAGCAGGACGCGATCATCGACTCCCTCAAGCGCCGGGAAGCTATCACATTGGTCCAATACCGACCCCCATCAGGACGCGGCAAGAGCCGCATGGCATGGGTGGCCAATGAGTTCGCCCCGGTGGTCGAGGAGGGCGACGAAGACGAATAACGCAGCACTGTGGAGACACCCCTGTCTCCGGCCAAGAGCCGCATGGATAGGGGCTTTGGGTATATATAGATAATAAAAAAAATACTCTGTTATTTATATATATTCTCTCTCTCCCCCCCCGTGTAGAGGACCCCGTCGCGTTGTCGCGTTTGTCTCCGTAGATGGGGTTTTGTCACCGCAGAAGAAATCACAATGATGTAGCGCCGGTATCGGCAGAAAGCATAGGAGATATGACGAAA